ATCCGTCTTGACCGGCGAGCGTGTCCAGTACTCAGCAACGCGCACGCTATCTTTCGTTATCCAACCGCCATGATCGCGGAAATCAGATTCCCAATTGGCTTGCTCCGCGTCTGGGTACTGCAATTTAAATTCGTCGTGCGTCAGATGGTCCACAACGAACGCAACATTCCAATCTGATGAATCCGTTTCCGTTGAGCGCGGATCACCATAAACCGACAGCGGGTCTAGAACCCGGCGAATGAATACATCCTTGTCGAATGAATCATCGGTAGTCCAATCGATATCGACGCGCCAGAAACCCCAACCGCCGGACGCGGCCATATCAGCGGCCCAGTCGTAAGCGGCATCGGCGTTGGACGTATATTCGACGTTGCGGATGAGGCCGTTTAATATTTCGGCGACATCCGGGTCCGCCTTATCATCAACCGGGTGGACTTTTATGGCTGGGCGGTTAAGGCGGATGTCGTTGGTGACCTGCCTGATGAACGCGGGCATCCGGTTGAACGTCAACGCCGGGCGGTTTTTACCGCGCAATTTCAAAGCCGCATCCGGCCACTGTTCGCCAATGCGGGTGAAACGGTAATCAGCCTCGAAGATGTCGCGGTTTTCACTTTCCGCTTCTTCAGCCGAAACGAACGCTTCCTTCGCTTCTTCGATTACGGTTTTGTCGTTCTTCACATCAGCCATTTTGATTCCATTAACCCATCCACGAAACTTGGGGCATATCTCTGGGCGGCTTGCGTTTATTGGGCCGCGTCATTATCGAAAACAATTCTGTGAACGCCCAGACCAGCGCATCAACCCGATCCGGCGAGCCATCACCTTCGAAGCCCGCTGCCGTCATCTGGCATTGCTGATTTTCCAGTTCTGGAAAAGTGCCGACGTGTGAAATGCGGCCCAGTGAATAAAGCGCGCTGATCGGCTCGGCCCTAACGTGTTTTCCTCGAGTAGCCCGGACCTCGGTAATCGGAAGGCCGGGCCGAATAGATTGCAACGTATGGCGCACCATATCGCCGCCCTGATTAACCTCGATTACGACTGAATCGGCCTCGTGCTTGTCATACGCTGCAATTGCTTTCGACGCCCATTGGTGCGGCGTGCCATGCCCGGAAAAATCTTCAAGCACATAACCGCGCCGGTCTTCACCAACACCGGCAACGATGATGCCGGTTTCATTTGGGTCTTTCCCGGTTTCCGCCGTTGTCACCGCCGGATCAACGGCAACCACTATGCGCCGTAATTCCGGTGCCTCACTGCGCCGGTTTTCGTGCAACGTCTGACGATCCCAGATGGCGCCGACAACAGATGGCTCGTATTCGCCTAGCCAGATGTGAGCATAGCGGGCTGGATTATTGTGATAATCGTGTAACCGCTCGGCTTCTAACTCATCTGGAAAATATTTGTTTTGATCATAATTAATGCGACTAATTATGGCGTCATCCGGTGGCGTCATCCCCCGAAAGAAAACATCCACTGGGTCCGACGCATTGCGCGGGTTCCAATTAAACCACAATTCCGACCCCGGCGCCCGTATCGTTGGGCGTAACATTTCAAGCGATTTGGGCGAAAGCGTCTGCGCTTCCTCGCACCAACTAACTGTAAAATTCTCCAGACTTTTTACGGATTCCGAAGTGTGGTCCTGCATTCCTTGGAAAATAATTGTGCCGCCGCCAGGGGTGTCTATTCTGTCATTGAGAACCGTGAACATTTTACTGAATCCAAGCGCCGTAATTTTGTCTTCCAATAACCGCTTGGAGGATTCTTTAAGTGACCTTTGAACTTCACGAATGCAAACAGCGCGGAACCCCTTATTATTCACCGCGTTGCCAATCATCGCCTCGGCGAAAAAATGCGACTTAGCCGAACCACGCCCGCCATACAACGCTTTGTACCGGCTGGGGCGCATGAAGTCGTTAAAGACTTCCGATGCGGCCCCTATTCTGGCTTCTGGCCCCATAGCACTATCGGGCCACCGTCTTTGCCGGCATGCTCATGGGCTGTTGTTTCTTTCCAACCCATTTGCGTCTTGGCCCAGAAAATCGCCGCCGTGGTGTCGCCGCCCACAGCCTTGTTGTACAGCGTACCGCCTATCTTAGCGTTAGCCTTGACCTTCGAGGTATCCAGTTCACGCCTGAAATGCTTTCGTAACGTCTTGTCATCAATGCCGTCTCGCACCACCAAACAGATGCTTTCCTGGGGTATGCCAACGGCGCACATTTGCTCAACCAGCTTGCGTTCTTCGTCTGTCGGCTTAAATGGCTGCTTGCGCGGCGGTTTGTTACGCGGCATTTTCTTTTATAGTGGGGAAATAGGCACCACTACCCTCTAGCTTGGCCTGTTCGCCGGTGAAGTCCTGCCATCGTGTTACGGCCATATCAACGTAGGCCGGGCTTAACTCCATTGCGTATATTGCGCGGCCTGTCATTTCCCCGGCAATGATTGTTGTTCCCGACCCGCTGAACGGTTCGTACACCGCTTGGCCGGGGCTTGAGTTGTTTTCCACCGGGCGTTTCATACATTCGACGGGCTTTTGTGTACTGTGGCCTGTTTGTTTTTCGCCACTTCCACCCATTGGGCTAGCGTTCTGTATTTCCCATACCGTTGTCTGTTTCCTGCCTCCGCTGTAATGGCCCCTGCGGTTTTTCTTTACAGCATACCAGCATGGTTCATGCTGCCAGTGGTAATCACCACGGCTCAGAACCAATCTTTCTTTGGCCCAGATGATTTGCGAACGGACATTAAAACCGGATTCTTCGAGGCTCTCAGCGACAGTCGCCGCATGCAATGCACCGTGCCAAACATAGGCAACGTCACCCGGGAACAAAGCCCAGGCTTCTCGCCAATCGGCTCGGTCGTCATTTAAAACTTTACCAGTGCGTTTGGTTCCTGCAACACCAGCCTTGTTGCGCCATGACGGATCATATTCAACACCGTAAGGCGGGTCGGTCACCATCAAATGCGGCTCCACGCCCGCCAGGAGCGCCGCCACGTCGGTTTCTACCGTGCTGTCCCCGCAGCGTAGCCGGTGCTTGCCAAGGAGCCACACATCGCCGGGTTTCGATACCGGGTCTTCGGGGAGGTCTGGAACATCGTCGGGGTCGGTCAGGCCGTCCGTTGCCTCAACAAATATATTCGCCAACTCGTCCTCGTCAAAGCCTATCAACGACAGGTCAAACCCCTCATCCCGCAAGTCGCCCATTTCCAGGGACAACAATTCCATATCCCAATCCGCATTAAGCGCCAATTTGTTGTCTGCAATGATGTAGGCTTTGCGCTGGTTGTCGGTCAGGTGGGATAACTCAATCACCGGCACCGTATCGAGGCCCAACTTGCGGGCGGCTAATATGCGGCCATGCCCGGCTATAATACCTTTGTCACCGTCGGTTAGGATCGGGTTATTGAACCCAAACTCCTTGATGCTGGCGGCTATCTGCGCCACCTGTTCGTCACTATGGGTGCGGCTGTTGCTAGCGTATGGAATTAAGTCTGCAATACTGCGACTGATTACATCCATCCCCGAAGTCCTTTCGGCTTGTTTCGGCCACACAAAAAACCCGCCGGGATTGCTCCGGGCGGCTAGATGGTGATAAAAAGAGTAAAGGCCCGAACGGCGGGACCCGTCGGACCTTCTTAGTGCGGTAACACTAGACGCCTAAAAATTATAGCAGATAAACTTCGGGCGGCTTACGGGTCGCCTTTTTTCATAGAAATTGCAACTTTATAATAATGACAATATTTAATTTTCCGTGGATGTCAACAACAATTTGCGATTATTTTTTTTGATCCCGCAACATCTAGTATCACGCAACTTTTTTTCCCGCCCGGACATACCACTTCGCCAGGGCTTCCAGGCCACGGAAGAACGCCGCCTTGCGTGGCCGCTTGCCCATAACGTCACGGGAACGGATACCGATTTGATAGCAAGCCACGTTATCGATCGCGTTTTTACACTCCCGTGATATCCCCAGCAAAATTGCAGTTGCCGCCTCGATAAATTCGCGGGCGCGGATTAACTGGCTTTCGCTGATTTCACGCCCGGCCTCACGCCGGATGGAATAGCCCGCGCCATACCGGATACGGTGGCAGCGGGCATATTCTTCAGCCACGTTATATTCATCCTGGCTGATCAACCGCCGCGCCCAGAGCCGATCCAGCGGGTTGGTGGACAGGGTAACATCGCCGCCCTGGACGGCCTCAAGGCGCTTTCTTTCATGC